CTTTGATTGATTGTTGTGTTACTAAATGAGTTGCAGAGTCTGAAGCCATATCATCCTCATCTTTTATAGCCGTTCCAGATATGCCAGTATTTAAAACAGGACTTGTAAGCGTTTTGTTTGTTAGCGTGTCTGTCGTTGCTTTACCTACCAAAGTATCAGTCGCATTAGGTAAGGTAACTGTTCTTGCACCATCGAGCGTATCAACGGCTAAGACTAAACTATTACTATTTTGATGATATTTAATTGTTGGCGTTGCATCGTTACTAATATCAATACGTTGCTCACCACCTGTACCAAGAATAAAAACTTGCCCACCAGCTGGCTTTAAATCTATGTCTCCACTTCCTGCAGCTTCTATTGTTAAGCCATCGCTAGAAAGTATTCTATTTCCTGCAGCACTTACTCTAAAAGTAAACTTAGTTGAGCCGCCATCTTTTAAAAATATTTCACCGCCATCAGCGTCTAATATAACATCACCAGAAGCATCTACAGTAAAATCACCAGTCGTGGTCATTGTATTTTGATTTGTTAATGCAACTGTTCCACTAGCATCAGGTAAATTAATTGTTCTTGATCCCGTTGGATCAGTAACGCCGAATGTTGTAGCATTACTATTCTGATAAAAAAGCATTTCTGGAGTTGCATCATTATTAAATTGTATTCTTTGCTGACCAGAAGTTCCTAGTATGTTTACCTGTCCACCAGCTGGTTTTAAATCAATATCACTTGTGCCGAGAATAGTACCAATGGTAACAGTGCCTAAAACTAAGTTAAGATTGCTAGAGGAATCTACAAGTAAATCTCCGTTAGAATCAAAAGACACAAGCTTGGAGGCTCGACTAGCGGCAAGCGGTAGCGTTAGAGATGAAATCCTGGTATCACCAGGGTTAGCTGTTAAAGTCCGGTCAACTCGTTCACTTAATTGCTGAGACATAATAACAAGACTATCGAGCTGTTCATTTAAGCTGGTCGCTAAAAGATCTCCGGCTGTAACAAAATCTGTTGTCCTGGCAATTGCTCTACCGCCTATGATTGTAAGAACATCTGAGGCAATCAGGGCCGAATCCATTGTCACCGATCCTGTTCCATTAGAATTAATTGAAACAGTATAATGGGTCGTTAAAGTTTGCAGAGTATTGTTTTTGTAAACTTCTAAATCTGCCGCTGTTAAAATATTAAACGTAAAGGCAAACGGACCAGTTCCGGTGTTACCTGTGAATTGAACCCTACGAGTTACGTCATTTATTGGAATATCGGCCATCTATATAATCCCTCGATTTGTTTGTCTTATAGCATATATTGTTTTGTTTTCCAATATTATTACCTAAATCCACCACCTGTTGCGATAATACTTGATGGCCTAATAATAAACTTCTGATTGTTTTCTCTCTCCACTCGCTTCTCCATTCTTCGAAGATAGCCAGGATTGAGTGCTTCTTGAAACTGATACCATATCAAATAATCCATAACCTGTTTGGTGTAAAACAGATTGCCAAAAGGTATATTGCCTTTAGCAAATCTAAGAACATCGCCGCCTATATCCTCATCACCACCCAAAACAACGCCCCTAGTTCTTTGTAAAAGATCTCCCAACTCAGAGGCTTCGCTTACAAATGGGCCAGCTAGTGTTTGTAATGTGCCACCGCCATACCTGTTTGCTTCACCGAATAGGAAGTCTCCATATATTCCAAGACCGCCGCCTTGCATAGCTCCGGCTAAAAAAGTTTCTGGGGAGTGTGGGCGCATTTCACGGCCCTTCATAACCTCTTTGAGTTGCATAACGAAGTAACCCATAACAGTCGTGCCTACAATAGCATTGACTAGACCCATGTTAGCACCAAACCCTCGCTTTAGCTGATCTGTTGCAGTTGCAGCCCCATAACCATAAAGCTGACGTCCTAGCGGTTTAGTAAGAGCTGTTACACCAAAAGATTTAAACTGTGTTAAGAACCTTATGCCTTCACCAGCAGCGGTTCCTGGGCGATATCCCCTTCTTAGTATTGCTCTTTCCCTTGCCCCAGGCGAAGGAACAGCATTGTCAGCCTCAGACACAAGCAATGCAAAAAAGTTTTGGCGTAATGAAACATCTTCAATCTCACCAGGTATCAGGTATGTTCTGCCATCCGGCCCTTTCTTAGCGTTCTTACGAGCCTTGTTCCATTTAGCAGCATCAATATCATATATGCTGAGAAGTCTTTGCAAATCATCAGGTAGCTTGTTAAAACTCTTACTTGCCTCACGACCAAGATCATTAGCAATCATAAGCGTAACACCACGCTTGTTGCTTTCCGTCCAAGGCTGCAAAAGATTAAGCTTAAAAAACATTGACATCATTTTTGATGTTTGGCCTGGTATGTCATCAGACGCATTGAAGCGGCTCATAAAATCTCCAAGCTGCCCTTCGATACCAACACCTAGACGATCTGCAAATTCACGCATCTCGCCAGCGTTCATGCCCTTAAATACAGCGCTAAAAGCATCGCCCCAGCTATCCATCAATGAGCGCCCCTGATACATCCTGTTTGCCGCAATAAACGCAACATCAGAGAAAGCAGATATAAACGCACCACCTAGTTTAGCCATTGTTTGTAATGATCTCATAAAGTGAAAAGTTCTTGCTATGCTGGTGTGAGATCCTAAGTTTACATCTCCAGATATCTCTGCATAAGCAGCTTTAAAATTTATAGCGGCTGCTTCTCTTTTTAATTTTTTAACTTTTTTTGGGTCACTCTTGTATTTTTCCAAAAGACGCTGTTGAATACGATCAACCATTGCTTTCGGATTAGTTCCTAGCATTTCCATCAATGCTGTTGAGCGCAGTGAGGATTGAATATCTTGCACAAACGCCTCACGCAAAGAGGCTCTGCCAAACAGCTGGTCATAATCATACCAATCATCTGCGCTTTTAAAAGTAAACAAAGCGCTTGCACTTTCACGTTTGGCTAGATTACCAGGCCCCTTAAATGATTTAGATATTTCTGTTCTTTCCGTTTGCGTTCTAACGCCTGTTGTTATGGCGTCATAAGATCTTTCAAGAAAAGCCTTTCTGTCAGTCGCAAGTTTTTGCACAAGCTCTCTATCTATAAGCATTTCATCGGGAAGATAAAACTCTCCACTAGCTGTTTTTTGCCAGTTTATTTTTTGACCAATATAATCTACCCATGCCTCTTTGCCGCCCTTAACCATTCTACGAATGTCATGGCTTGCACCAACAACCCGACCCTCTTTTAATCGAATAAAAGCTCCAGCCATGTTTTCTCGTTGAAACGCTTGGCGTTGATATTTAAACATAATCTCGCCCATAGTAACGGCTTCTTTGCTTGCCGTAATTTTTGAATTAGGCAAAGGTTCTTTTTGATTAAGATTTGCTAAGACCCTGGCCACTTCTCTTTCAAAATCTTTTTTCATATTGTTAAATTGAGTTTTTAAATTTGCTTTTTTTAAATCAGCAATAAACCCACCCATAAACTCAGCCATTAAAGCCTGATTGAGAGCATCAACAGATTTTTGTGCGCCTTCAAACTTTGCGTTAACACCAACTAATAAAGCCTCTAGGCCAAGAGAGGGATTGCTTACTGCCTTATCAGCACGTTCTGCTAATGCTATTGCTCTTTGTTCTACAATTATATTTTTGTATCGACTGCGCTTTTCAACCATTCTCGCAACGTCAGCTTCATTAATCATAAGCTCACCGCGATTAAAAACAGATTTATCTAAGTTTTGTAATTGATTAGCGGCTAACCTAGTTTTCTTTTCTGTTTGCAGCTCTGTAAGTATTTCAACTAACTCTTCATCGCTTAGACGATTAGCATTTGCCTTATCTATAACTTTTAAACAATCTGCCATTACGACCTCACCACACAAGCCATACCAGCACGAATAACATCCACTCGTGCCTCATGTCCTTTATCTATTTCTTCTATCTCATCTAAAGCTTTTATTTGGTCATCTGTTAGCTCACCTGATGCTCTGGCTTGCGCCACAATCTCAGCTTCTCTTTCAATTATCTCATCATATGGCGTTACATCTGACACCTCATCAGCGCGTTCTGATGCAGAGAAGTCTGCTAGCTTTTCGCCCTCTGGATCTAAACCCAAACGAGCAAGCATTTCTTGGCGAACATCCCCGACCTTAATTGATATATCGTGAGCTGCATCAACAGCCATTTGTCCGGTTCTAGCCATACGATCAGCTATTGCTGCTACCTCATCATCAGGAATGTTTTTATAACCTGACGCCTCAAGCTCCTGACGAATTTCATTACGAAAGTCTATTTCTTTTTCAAAGTCGTTTGCGCCTCGATGGTATGCCCTCCAAAGATCTGCTTGCTCTTGATCGGCCATAGAAAACGAATAATCCCCGGCAACGTCTTCTTCTATTCTTTGTAACAGCTCATCAGTTTGCCTATTGCCTAAATACCCAGCCTCGAAAGCTAACTCTGCCATATCATCAAGATCCAAGTCTGAAGCATTATCACTTATAAAACTTACAGATGTTCCATTCTTTTTAACGTATCCAGTGCGAGCCTTTATATCTCTGCTTCTTAACTCACCCCTAAAGGTTGGCTTGTTGTCATTAATGCCACCTTTTGATCTAATAAATTCACTTAATGTTGGGGGCTTTCCAATAGCTTTTGGCGCAATAATTTCGGCTGTTATGTTTTGATCTGTTATGAATTGCCTGAGAGCCAGATCATACGTTATACTATCGCCTGTTATCTTGTTTGCTTTTCGTAGATTTTTAACAATTTTATCTGCACGAGCCTGAGCCTCTGCTTCAGAAATAGGTTCTGCGGCCTTTCTCGCTTCTATAATTTCTGAAAACTCAGATATATCAATAACTTCTTTTTCATTAACACTTCTTGCCAAAATAGTGCCAATACCACCGCCAATAGCACCACCAAGAAACAAACCAGCGCCAACATTAAACAAAGCTTCTGACATTGTATAATCAAGCTGTTGATTAGCTGATAACCCATAATAAAAAGGCTCTGTTATTGCTGCACCAAACGCACCCTCTTTTGCACCAACAACAGCACTACCTCGTATTGTTCCATATCTTGCTAGTGATATTGCTCTGCTACTGCCGCTAACAATAGGGATAAACATAGAAGCAAACTCTAGTGGATCTGTTGCCATTGCAGCCATACCGCCAGCAAACTTAGCAGCGCCAGGAACAAAACCCTTTGGCCCAGCTTGTATGATTGCTTCCCTAATCATTTCTTCTTTTTTGTTTTGAACAAGCAAGTCAGCTTCTTCTTCTGACATTGCTCGGTCGAAAGTAATGATCTCGCCAAATATTTCTTTTAATTCTTCTGGTGTTTTAAATACCCCAATATCTAATGCTTTTTCTTGAAACCTATCAGTCTTTGGTGTTCCTAGTAATTCAAGTATTTCAGTCGCCCTGGTGCGTAATCTGTCTAGCTCTTGAGGATCTGTTTCTGAAGCTAACTGATTTTCTATTTCGTTTTTTTCTTCTTGGAGAACAGCATCCATCTCTAAAAACACTTGTCGCCTTGCATCTGTATCTGCGATATTCTGTTCTATTTTATTTTCTATCAATGGTTTCATGGTGGGCATATCAAAGACAGCACCAACAGCTGTTCCTAGATCAACAGACAGCTCATTTCCGGCTATCTGCCGGAGTATTCTGTTTTCTGTTGCTAGGGTTCTGGATCGCATCATTGGGTTTTTAACCATTCAGTATAACTTAGTGGCTCTTGAGATTTTTCTAACTGTTCGTTTACATAAAATGTGTAATCTTTACGCTTTTTAAGATTGGCATCTCTAGGCACTGTTCTCATATACTTCATAGGACCAGCATCTAACTCGGTATCATCAGGTCCTTCGTCTGTTGAGGGAGGCATCAAGTCCGTGATACTTTTATTATACATACTCATTGCTCGTTGAAAGTTGGCCTCATTACCCTCTTCGCCTATGGTTGATATGTTAAAATCTTCTCGTTTAGGCGGCACTGGAAGCTGTAACATATCATTATCGGAAGGCTCATCTTTATCTATAACAGGTAAGGCTTCTTGAATTGCTTGTGTTACGGTTGTATTAACATTTGCTAAATCTTTAAATTTAATATCTACAAGTTGATTATTATCAAACCTTACCGGAAGTAGCTTACCGCTTTCTGTTTGATAATGAAGAACTACTCCGTCTCCAGTGCTATTGTTTAACCACAGACCATTTGACGATAATGCCGCTATAGAAACAGCTTCACTTATATAGGCAGGATAATCTTCGACTTGTAATTCTTGAATACCCATCTCTTGCAATTTGCGCTCGTTTAAAAGGCCGCTACTTGTCAGTATATTACCCTTGCTAATTAGAGCCTCCATATCTTGAGCGTTAAATTGTTTTGGAACAATAAATAGTCCATTAGGACTGTTTACAATATTATCAAACTCTGGAAAAATTTCTTTTATTACTCGTGTGGAAGCGGTCTGACCATCTAATCCATCAACGGTCATGTATTTAAACATTAGTTTTTTAGCAACACCATATTGTTCATTGTATTGCTCTAATGCTGCGCTATCTCCACCTCTTAAATATGCTAGCCTATAATCATTTACGCCTTGTAATAATAGTGTTTCTGCATCATTAGCAATTCCTGCGCCTTTTGGCTTAAGGTCTTCTTCTTTAGATTGTGACAGCTGCACTAGTTCTAAATGTAAATTTGGATCGTCTGTAAAAAGGGCTTCAACATATTCAGGCGCTAAACCGTTTTTTCTTAGTTCATCAGCAAACCTGGGGGCTAAATCGCCAAGATTGTTTTGTATTTCTTTGAATATTGAAATTTCTAGGTCATCATCAATAGCTTGGATGCTTTGTATCATTTGTTGCGCCATATCTTTTGACAACAATCTTCTATCGTTTTGAGGAACGCCCATAACATCATATTGAATATTTAAGGTTTCATTAAGACGAGTAAGAGCCATTGCCGCAGTATTTATATTTCCTTCGCCTAATTCTTTAAAAACTGTAGATGTCAATTGTGAGGCTTGCTTGTTTGTTTGTGTAACATATGAGGCTGGGTCACTTCGTAAAACTTCTTGCCGTTGAATTAAAGCTGTTTGAAAAGCTTCTGCCCTTTTTCTTAAAATGTCAGCTTCTGCACCAGTAGCACCTGGCGGTGGGTCGTTTGCCTCATTTTGTAATTCTAATAAAACTTCATTGGCTTTTGCGATTGGCATAGAAGATAGTGCGCCATATGTTTTAGCATCTTCTTGGGTGTTTTCCCATTGTCTTAATAACGCATCTAACGTGTCCTGATCATCAAGATAAAGAGCTGTGAGCTTATCTTCGTCTATCTCAAAGCCTGGCTTAACCTTACCAGTATTTACATAGTATGTTATTGCGTCATCTAATTCATTCGTAAATAAAGATTTGCCTGTGGTAATTTCTGAATTTAACTCTCTTCTAAATCTATCTTCAAAATTTCTGGTTTGTTCGAAATTCATGCCAGGGTATTTTTCTATTTCTGACAAATCATCAATAATAGCTTGCTTCCCTAGAACGTCTGCATTTTCAAATCTAAAGAAAAGGTTTTCTCTTATTGCCGCCTCAACAGTTGAGTCAACAAGCTTCCGAGCTTTTTTATCGCCTGTGCCTCTTAGCAAAGCTGTTTGAAGAAGATCCTCACCAGCCTTTCTTATGCTTTCTTCAGAAGCCCCTTCGGTCAAAGATAAATCTAAAACCTTCTGAGCGCCCTCTGTTAATATATTTGTTGTTTTTTCTGCATAAGCGTTCTTAGCTTTTACTGTAACAATCTCTGAATATTTTGTTGAATACGCTGCATTGTCCTCTGTAATTCTTGCATTGAGAACGCCAGCCGCTACTGGATCAACAACTTGCAAAGACGCAGTATAGCCATCTTGAATATCGCTCATCTTTTCATTGAATACAAAAATATCCATGTTTGCTTCGTCAGCTTCAGCAACAAGTGTTCTCATATCAGATCGTGCAGCCGTTTCTATTTCAACAACAGCAATTCTGTTAGCGGCGTCAAAAGCAGCTTGCTCTGCTATTGTTCGTGGCCCGTCTTGTTGCTGTAAAGCAGTTAAAACAGGAACAGCGCCCTCTTCTCTCACACGCTCCTGACCTCTGCGCTCTGCTAGTTTTGAACCCTCACGAAACGCAAACTCACCCATTCTGTCTAATTCAGCTGATATAGTTCTTCCCAACTGTGACGCCTCTCGTGCATCAGCAAAGTCCATGCCGGAAGGCTGTCTAACTTTTATTCCTGTTTTTTGATACTTTGGAAGAACCATCTTTACACCTAACCTGTTAGTTGCCCGTATCTATATGCACCTGTGCCAATAGTTCCGATAGCCCCTATGACTGATGATTTATACGCTGTATCTCCAGCTTTTCTATAAATATCTGCTTGCTCAGAAGCTTGGTTAACCGCGAGTATAGCATTGTCAGCGGCTATATTAGCTTCAGTAATACCATCAGCTGTTGAGGCAGTTGCCAAGACCGCAGATGATCCAGATGTGGGATCAACACCACCAGCCGCAGACCTTGCAATGATTGCGGCTAAAGTATTGTTTAAGTTGCTTAATATGTCAGCACCCTTTTGTTTATATGCTATAGCCTCTGTCCGGCCTTTTAGTTGGGCTAGATCTGCCTCTCTACGATATCGATCTCTTTGAGCACGACCAGATTTTATCTGTCCAGCAGCAGAAATTGCTGAACTTATCATCATCGCTGGAGCTGCAAAACTAGCCATATCTAACTTCCTACACTTAATTTATATTCCAAACCTAATACAGTCATAGGCAATGGAACATTTTGAGTTAATGTTATTTGTCCGGTTGCACTATATCCTAAAATACCATGCGCTGTTTTTAATCCGGTAAATGCCTGAATAGGTGTATCGAGAACACTTACACCAAAATTTCTAAACGATATTTGTTTACCGTTAATTACCAGATCTTTTGTTTCATTGAGTAGAGCATCGACCTGGACAATGCGTTTCTTTACACCCTGCACAGAACCCGATCCCAATACTGGCTCCGTTGGCATTGTCTTTGCCTGGACTGTATATTCTAATCCCACCTGAAAACTAGACGATGCTGCTCCTGCAAACGTAATTGTAAATGGAGAAGCCGGAACCGTCTGGGTTGGCTCTACAACGCCATCACGAACAATCTCAACAGTTGCTCCTTGAAGGTGGTCCATCGTTGTTGAGGAAGCAGCTCCTCCAGTCTTAGCGCTATCTAAGGTTACATCTTTGTCAAACTTTTCTAAATAGTATCGAACTTGCGAATTGACAGTGCGCTTTACAATACAAAAAGTATCAGAAATTTCTGTGGCTACAGCAATAAAATTACCATCTGTTGTAAACTGACTGGGTGCTATAACCTCTTGCCCAACTAAAATAGAATACACTGACATAGATCCGTCATCGCCATTAACGATAAATAACCGATCTGCCTCATCAGTTGAGGTTGATCTTCGAGTCGCCAAGTCAACAGGATTTTTTATAAGATGCGATGAAAGTACGGATATCTGTTGCACTTGGTATGATTTTGTATTTGACCCAAATTGAAATGCGTTTATGGCTTTACCCTGTCTTTGAACAAATACAGACGCACCGTTAATATCTTCTATCGGAACTCCTGGTTTAGCGCCAAGTCTTGTTTGTGGCCGGATAAGAAAATTTACTGGCGTAACCGGAGAATCTTCTGACTGAATAACAACAAACTCACCGCCAGTAGTAAATATTCTAAGATCAGCCCCAGCAATTACGGCTACAATACTATTTAACTGATTAGTGTTTATAGTTGCTTCTACACCTTCATCATCCAATCCAGTGCCAGGATCAAAGTTAAAGAAATCAATAGCTCTTGATCCCCATATGGTATTGGGCCTGGACTTTGATCCACCGAAATATAATCTACCCTCATGGAACGTGGCTGATTTTGCCCATCCTCGAGCATTGCTCCAGACATCCTCATAGCCATGTTCACTTTTCCAATTACCGGCTACAACTCCACTCGTATCAAAGAACGGAACTTCTGTGACTGCCTTCATTACCGTTGCGCTTACAAACTCTACATATCTGGCTCGTCCAAAAGTAGTATCGACTTGAGCAAATTCATTAACGCTTGCCGCTGAGAAAGCCTCAACCTTGTATCCTGTCGTGTTATCTGGTGCTGTAGTCCAAGGTGGGTATATTGTAGCAACTTTAGTTGAGCCTACATAATCATCAATAAACCTAGATTGTCCTGATCCAGTGCCAGAAGTAAGAGTAACAGACATTCCATTGGGAGCATCATCAGACGAATATGCAGATGAGGACTTCAGTGTAATTGTACTAGCGCCCCCAGCTTGAGCTGTTCCTGTGTCTGTCGTTACGCTTGAAGCTGTAATAGTAATGTTACCAGATACTGCGCTGGGGGTAATTGTAAAATTTGGTGAATGTATACTTAAAGCATAAGGATATTGCGGCACATTAGTTAACGGTAAGTTTTCTAACGTCCAGTTTGTATCTGTGTTTCTAACAAGTCTTTTTGTCTGCAAATCCTCATGGCATAGAATAAGTGTATCGACAGCCTGGGTATAAGTAATTTCATCTAGCATAGCTGCCGTAATGTCTGAAGCGGCTATATAATCATTGCCCGTTCCATTTATGTTTGCTTGCAGAACACCAGCCTTGAATACATAGATCCGGCCAACAACTAGAACTAAAAGAAAACTATCTGTGACGCTAAACTCAAAAGGTATTAGCTTAAATGCTGTAAAGCCTGTTCCAAAGTTATAGATAAACTTTAACCCATCTCTACGCTTTAGACCGCCTTGAGGTTGTATAATAACATTTGTCGCTTCTTCCAGGGCGTTTTGATATTGTGATAAATCTGTCCTGGCTCGTAATAGCGGATCTAGTTCACCAACAGAAAAGTTTGTTTGAAACTGAGTAATACGCATTTACTGCCTCACTTCAATTAAAGAATAGTCCTCGACAATTTGCGTTGATTGGCCCCTAGCATCAATATTCATAGCTTCACGCATACGGCCACCTCTGCCGTTTTCCCCAGGCGATCCATATGTTAATGCTCTAAAATAGTCTGCTTTCTGTGCTTGATCTGTAACAGCGATTGCTAATTCAGCCGCCAGCGCTGTTTTTAACAAACGAACAAAATATGGAGGCATAGCAGATTCAGGAACAGTCGCTTGATAATCTATAAAAACTGTTTCCATACTTGAGTACAACTCATCGCCATATATTTCCCAACCATATCGGACAGATCTTTGATCTGTTCCACTGGTTTCAAAAACGGCTAAAGCTCCAGTGAGTTGATCTCCTGGAAGCTGATAGGCGTATTTCCATTCGTTAACTGGAGTTGTGGCAAGCCTAGCTAATTGTACTTTTTTTAAACTCCAAGACCATACATAAGTAGAAAGTAAAGTATCTCTTAAATCGGGATATAGTCTATCACAAGCTTGAGCGCTATCCGTACCCTCTGTAAAAGACGATATTGGAGCAGCCCCCAAGGAAATTAAAGTATCTGAACAAATTGAAATGTCAGTATCTCCAGCAGCCATCAAGCCCTCCACTGTGTAAAAGGGGCCAGTTGCCCAGCCCCATATTAATTAGTCTGAGTCGGTCGCTGTAATTGTTAGACCATCTGTTACGTCAACAACGCCACTTGCGTTGCTTGCAACATAAACCCATGACAACGCCTGTGTGCCGCCTGTTGAAGAGCGAACCAACATCGTGTCACCAACCGCTAATGTATTTGCCAAGCTATTAAAATAGCCAGAAGTATTTACATCACCGATTGCGTCAGTTGTTGAATAACCGTAGAGGCCAGGCGCATCGCCCTTTTTGCCACCACCGTAATTCACGAAACCAGTACTTGAAAAAGCCATGTGTTAGTCTCCTTACTCAGTACATGAAATTTTTACGATACCCTCGTCATCAATCGCTATAGCTCCAGCTGAGAACATGGAACTTACTAGGAAAGATGTCTTTTCAGGTATGTAGTTAACTTCGCTCTTTTGCGAAATGCTTTCGGCATAACCCATTGAGCTTTCGTGCCATGCAAAGCAAGTACGAGTAGATGGCTTTGGAACACCACCCTCATCACGATCGCCCATAGTCATTATGTTAAAGCCCATGAACGATGAAACCTCGCCGCGAACAAGAGCCTTGACTACAGCAAAATCACTCGAAGTTACTTCAGTCTCACTGAGCAACGCATCAAGCTGAGAAGAGTGCATCAATATGTGACGCCCTTCAGCTGGTACGTTTTTTTCATTAAGAGCTTTAGCAGCCGCACGAAGTTTTGCAATATTCATATTGGTAGTAGAACCACCAACACCAGTTGCAACCGTTGACGGTGATGAAGCCGCATCAAGAGCATCGATGCAAAGTTGATCCATACGTCTAGCTATTGCTTTGGAAACAACTTGAACCAGCTCGCTACGCTCATCAAAGTTAACATGAGACTGATGAAAGATATCAGAATACTCTGCAGCGATAAAATCAGACATTGTTGCCTGAACATTGCTATAGGTTACGTTTAGCGGAGTTACGTCAGTTTGCGGAACGCGAACCGTTGCAACGCCTTTGCCGATTTTTGGAAACTTAACTGTGTTTCCCTGAACACCTGTTCGTGTTCTCATAGTGCCGCGAAGCAATGCCTCGCCTTGGTATGCCTGTTTCACTTCTTGATCGAATAGTGTTACAAAGGCATTAGTGATACTCTGCGCCATAGCAGAAGCCTCCTTTTAAGGTTTCTAATATAAAACGCTTACCGTTAGCCGATGTTTCGGGCGGTCGCTTGCGTGGAAGTGGTCACGCCAACCAGTGGATTCACCACATAAACGGGCCGCCTTTGGTTATCCGTTACACCACATATACACACAAACTACACACATTGCAACAATATCTAGTTGTTAACTTCCATCCATTTCTTTTCGATCTTAGTTCGCCATACAGCATCACTCTGCCATCGAGGATCTGCGATCGCTTGCTGAAGATCTGTTACTGTCATTTCTGGTTCTGCAACAACAGGTTTTATTGGGATATTCTCATTGGTGTATCCCTGGATAAGTTTAGTCAAAGCATTAATACTATCAGCATTGTTTATGCTGTAGCTTAGAGCTGCTTTCTCTGCTTCGTTTAAATCAGCTCCCTTGATGTTGCGCTCAAGAAAACTGATTTTTTCCTGGGCATTAGCACCAAGCTTTTGCATTTCAGCTCTTCGATCATACTCAATATCTTCAGCCTGTTCGCCATTCATCTCCAAGATCTGACCAGCCAATTCCTCAAACGCCTTCTGTGAAACGCCATATTCTTTAGCCCAGCTTTTATATACCTCAACAGCCGGATCTTCCAGATCGAGGCCACGATCAACCAAATCCGAAACATCGTAATCACCTTCTGGTGCTTTATGTTTGCCGGATCTAAATGCTTTTTCCAATTCTGCATAGCTCTTTGCAAGCTTTTCAACATCTGGTCCATCTTCATCCCAAAACTTTTCTGGATAATAATCAGGCCGATCAATAGGTTCGCCATCATCTTCTGGCGCTTCCTGTTGTTCTGGCTGTTCATGCACAGGCATAGGAGCCTCTGCTTGTGGTTCATCTTCTTTTGCGTCTATGTTTATTAGCGGCGCTTCTGCTTCCTGCACTTCAACGTTTTCTGTGTTTTCTGTTTCTTCAGACATTATCGCTCCTATCCACCCTTTTAATAATTATCCGAACAAGATCAGCCGCACCTTCTCGAAAGTAGCCTTGACTTGGATCTTCTCCAGGAAACCAGGATGGTTGTTCTATTGTTATCTGCCTCAGATGACTAAGCACCTTTTGGCCTTCCTGTGATTTAAATAACCTACCATATAATATATCTAGGTCATCCGCTTTCTGCGGTTTCGCCTGTGCCTGGTCTAATCCTTCCCAACCTTCAGCCGAACTCATTGCAACGCTCCGGCAACAGTTTCATCTGTTGGCATTTCTGGCTGTTGCTCAGCCATCATAGCTTGCTGCATTTGTTGCATCATTGCCTGTTGTTCTTCTGGTGTATTGAGCAATCGAGCATCGATACCCATCTTTTCAGCAATGAAATCTACCATCTCTGGTATGTTTAGTAATGTCTGGCCCATTGGCCCCATCGCATTAGCAATCTGCATAAAATTAAGAAGTTGATTTACCTCTTCCATTTTTGGCGCTTCTGCCAATGGTGACACTGGTACAACTTTAACTTGAACACCGTTTACCTTTAGAGGCATACGAATAAATCCCTGGCGATCGAGAACATATAAAGTCCTGGATACCAACGGTATCATTATCTCAGTCATCAATCGACCGAAAGCAGACCCCAGATTTGTAGCCAGTTCACGCTGGCGCTGGGCGATCTCTGTGGCTGACCTGGCGCTCATTGTATCTGGTGGTAAACTATCATCCATCAAGATCTTTTTAATGTTCATTGTAAGATCCTGAATAACAATCTGACTTGTGTTAAAATCCCCAGCTCGGGGTAAAGGAGCCAGGGAAGCACCTTGCGGCCCACCATTACGCGCAACTGGAATAATTGCACCTGGTTGTATTTTAATATTCTGGGGGTTTAATACACCATCGTCAGCTGCAAGGAATACACCAGATATCGAAAGACTTGCGTTCTTTAATATCAATTCTTTTGTTTTGTTTAGCGTTTTAATATCTGCAATCGCATCAATTAACGGGCCTCGACCATAAACTTCACCAGCTGTTTTACTGAACCTGGCAACAATAAACGGACTGCTATCCATTTCTCGATACACCAACTCTTGCTGTTTGTGCGGCCAAACCACATGATAGTGGTACCGTCCACTTTCCTGATCAAAAATTATAGCATCGAATAAATCTAGCTCTTCGTGTGGCTTATCATCAATCGCTGTTTGAAGCTCTGGCGTTATTTTAACGTCACGAAACTCTCGCTTAATGGCTTCCGATTTAATCCGTAGCTTACGATATACGTTATCGATCATACCATAAGCACCTTCTTCGATCGCTACCAAGTATTGCGGAACAGCTAAGAAACGCAAAGGGGTTACTGCATCGCCTGGCGTAATCATCATAACAGCTGTGCCTACAGAAAGATCTAAAAGAAACTCACCCATTGCCAGGTCAAAACTTGTCTGCCGTAGCTGGTCAAACATGATATCCACATAAGCATCGAGTATTTCTTGCGCTCGCTCTTTCTCATCATCTGGAACAGCTGAACCTGGTTCTAACCTACACCATTTACGCATTGGTGGGAAAAGGCCGGACTGCATTCTATTCGCAAATCTTTTTGTAGACGATACAGCCGTACTATCAAAAACTCTTTGTGTTTTGTTTTTGCCTGGGGTTTTACCTTCGTAATAACCGCCATACAAATTTCTTTGTGGCAGAGCAAACTCATAACAATCTTCATAGATTGAGCGCCATTCATCTTTTCGAGCCTGTGCTTTTGCCTCACGACCCATCACTTCTTTTACATTTAACTTAGGCATTTCTACTCTCGTTTCGTTTACTTATAGACGCTGCTTTCTTTCTGGCATCTGCTTTTGAAGAAGCACCCCAGGCGCGGAGGGATAAGAGCAGCCTAGTAGGTCGCCCCTTGCTATCACGCTCCGGCCCAGAGTTCCCTGCCATTCGAGCCAGGAAGGACGCTCGGCGAGGGTTATCGCCTGTCTTTACCGGAGCTTTTAGTTTTGAGCCTGTTGTCCGATTAAAGAAGGCCCGACCAGCAGCGTTTAAACCGCCTTTAGGATTTTGATGTACTTTTTTTACCACGAGGCTTTGCCTTTTTCTTTGGGGCTTTTTCCTTTGGAGCCTTTCCACCTTCCCACGCTTCATTGACTTCGGGAGTAGAAGGGTCATCCGCGACTAGGTGACCCTTCTCGTTTCTTGCCCTTTTCGGGTCTGCCTCAACTCTATGAAATACTCTTGGATCTTCTTTAATTTTTGTCATGCTAAATTCAAAAGTTTAGTTTTTAACTTCGCTAACCTTTCGTCCTTCTGTTTATAAAATTTCTTACGTCTTTCCTTACCTTCGGCCTTTTGTTTTTCTAAGGCTTCTCGTTTTAATCTTGCTGCTCGTTGAGCTGCAGTTTCACCTTTTGAGCCGCTGCTATTGCGCCTTGACCGCATATTTTCTACTACTTGCTGACTACGTTTTGATCTATCATCGAGCCTAGCATAATAGCCAATATCTTTGTCTTTTGCCCCTATATCCATCAAGAAATCATCTTTTGCTTTTTCTAAAGAAGTTTTGCTTTGTGTAAACTTTTGATTTCCTGGTGATGTATTTCCAGATGATATCTGCCTACCCGTATATTGAGAATAACCATCTGATATAATATTTGTTTTTTTAGATTTGTTTGAAAAAAAAGAAAACTTTTTCTTAGCCATAACTAGCCGCCAAGCTTTTTCTTAATTTCATTCATAGCAGCACCTTCTTGTCTAAGAGGTGAGAATAATAACCTCATACCGCCAGTTCTGATCAAACGTCTGCGCCTTTGTGCGCCTCTCATTTGCGTTGTCTCCTGCGCCTCGGCTCTTTCTTCTTGCCGATCAATTACTTCTTCTGTTGGTGTAGCTGCCGCGACTGGTGCTTTCTTTTTTGGAAAAATACCGCTCATTTATTCAAACCTTACCATTGAATAATAGTCAGCCCCCTCTGGACCAAACTTTCTGTGTTTACACTCTACCTCAAAATGTAGTGCTTTGGCAAACCTTAATGCTACCATATGTTGTGATTTTACAAAAATTTGCATCCTTCTGATACCGGATGTAGCCATTACCTCGCTTAAAAGCGCTCTTGCGCCTATCAAAGTAGACCTTGTGTGATTTTCTAGTCCTTCGCCTGGAATAAACCATGCCTCCACCACGCCAGGCCAAACATCTCTTACACCAAACACGCAAATAACTTTGCCTCGACCGATAGCTGCCCAACTCCAGCCATGCTCAGAGTTTTCCCAAACATAATCTAAATACCCAGAAATACTATCGGCATACTCTTTTTCGTGTGGCCCCAGGTCTATGCTTAGAAGATGATTGTATTGTAGCGGCACAATCTGTTCGTCCGGCCTCATTTTAAACGTAGGAAGCTGTATAAGGCCCATTAAAACACGCTGAAGTCGCTATTCGCAGTATATGACCCTTGCTGAAACGTAGAGCCATATGATCCTCTTCGTAAGCGTCTTTGTTCACCGCCACCTAGCATGAGATACCCAAAAGCATCGCCACAGTGCGAATGTTCATTCTTTACTGGCGCATCTTTAAATCTTTCCTGACCAGCGCCCAGGCTTTGCCTTTTGAAAAAATACCCACCGCTAAGTGATTTACGCAGCCTTAAACATTTTTTATCGACAACTAGCCCTGGTTTACCGCTTACGAGCCTGGACATTGGGGAAGCGCCAGCTTCTCGTCTTACCTGAAAAGCATTGCTATCTGTTGGTTGTGCTTTAAATCCGATAGATCTTAGATGATCGAAGGCCGTAACCTCATAGATCTCATCGCGTTTATTACCAGCCGGATCACCCCATATCAGGATTTCATTCTTAGAATACCGTTCTGCTATTCTTCCCAGGAGTTCCTGGCCAAATCGCTCAAGCCCCATGTCAAACGTGACCAGCTCATCGCAAACACGCCACGCACCGCCCTGGGTTCTCTGCCCAAAGATAGCTGCCGGAGTTAAACCAAAGTCAACACCGATTTGTATTGGATAATATGGATCTACTTCCACATCACCGGACATCAACTCATCATCATACTCAGGCCAAACTGGTCTGCCTTCCTGGACAAATGTATACATTCCCTGGGCATAACATCGAATCCAATCTAAATTCTTACCGCCAAGCAGCTGTTGATAGTAACCTGGTGGCAGATTGTTTGCGTTTTCAGCATTTTCATTGACACGCCACCATTTTGCACCAGAAAACACAAAGCCTTGGGCATCAGGGTTATCATCCGGCACTTCATCCGGTGAAGCTTGCAAAACACCGCCTGGCTGTCTGAAGAACGTCCAGGGAAAACTTCCCTTGATTGGGTGCTTTTCTGCTACCTCATGCCACCAATGATCACTATCTGGTGGGTTTGTATCCATCCAAATGCCATACCAAGTAGGACCGCCATCAGATTTTGTAGGATATCGGCCAACTCTGTGCGTTAATCCATCGATTACTGCTTTGGGAAGCTCTCTAGCCTCATTAACCCAGGCACCAGTGAGTTCCAATGATAATAATTTTCTGACGTCTTGCGGAGAAGACAATGCCATGAATATAACTTCGCAATCTATTCCAGGGATATCGCCCCTGGTTGGGATCTTAATGTGATGCGAAATAGGTGGTTGCCAGCGCATACCGCCCCACACATCTTCGGGAAATAATTCTTGCCAGGTTTTGATAGTTGTCGTGCGCAGCTCGGGATATGTGTTCCTCACGATGACAAAACGCGAGTACTTGATCCCATCTCTAGGAGATGGCTTTTGCTTGACCGCCCTTAACATTATCTCGGCTGCGCAACCATAGGACTTACCAGATCCAACCGGACCCATCAAGCCCCTAATAAAACTCTGGTCATGTAAAAACTTCCAAACAGTCGGGCTGTTCTCAAAGTTTAAATCAAGGCTGGGGATCGCGCTCATTTTTATCCTGCAATGTTTCCTGGCTTATTTGTCTGATTGATCTTAATGCTTCTTCGAGAGCCTCAATCCTTTGCTCCAGCATTAGAAGTGCTACCTCAAGTCTTGCTGTCTTGTCCATCAATGACCTCCGCATACTCAGTTGTTTGCGGCCCCTTCATGTTAATACCAACAATCGAAGGCTTATCACTCTCTTGATCTGGACTATCCAGAAACCCAGCTGCTTTAGCCAGGACACGCAACACCGAAACCTTATCGTGCATCTCAATCGCAACCCGACCATCTGGCATAGGTGTTATTTTTTTAATAGCTCTCAACGCATAATCAGGAATATCCTTTTCATCCTTCATCGTACCATCAAGATTAATAATCTCAGTAATCGAAGTTGTACCCAGAGCAATCAATTCCTGGGCAACAACCTCTTTGTTACTTTCTAACGTGGCACTCGTCCTGACCTTTTTCTGTGTAACGCGTACACCACCAAACCGACCAATAGGAGTTTGCCTCGTTCTAGCCATTAAATCAATAACAGCTTATCGCCGTCCCATTTTTTGTTCTTCATGTCTTGGTATGTTTCGCTATCTTTAGAAATTTCAAGAAAAAACTCAGGATCACCATCCCATCTCTCAGGCCCAATAACAATACCTGGCGCTCTATCCTCACCCCTTTCGTTATGATACGAACTCACGCCAAATAACTTTCTATCAAGTTCAATAAAGCTTTCGCTTAATTCGTTATCTCCATCACGCTCGTCATCTCGATACGCATTCAAAGATTTTCTAAGCAAGAAATATTCATACGGTGTCAATACAATCACAGCAACCTCCTAAAATGGGATCTCATCTTCAAAATCTTTGCCAGCATTATTATTTTGCTGAGAAGATTGATTATCCAACTTACCCTTATCGTCCATCGGAAATAAGCTTAACCAAATCTCGGCTTCCTGGTTAGGTATCGGCAACGCATTTAACTTTATACGCATACCCTTACTGTCCTCAAAGGCTATACCCATCTTCACCCAATCAGATTTATCAGGATCACTCCTGCGTTTCTGACCCTGTACTACGTTATACATTTTTTTCATTTTAGTTCCTTCCTATTATTCTGGTATCGCACTTATCTCAGGAAAAATCCAGAAAATATTTATGTGGTACACTGTAGCAGTACGCCAGGGGGGTGGGGGCCAAGGGTGTCACTTTTGCAGAACGCCTGACATTTTTTTTATTGCGGCTCAAAAATTAACATAATGTATATTATGCGAAAACCTATGGCGTTTTGTCATACCCTCATAACCTTTTATCCTTCACTATTCCTTTTATTATATCGTTTGTTCTATAATCCTTAGACTTTCCTAGTGCTTTTGATACCGGCACTTGGAAATATCCTATGCCACGCGCCATATCGCGTCGGTTTTTGTAGCAGTATTCGGCATGGTTCTTCAGTATTGCAGACCATTCCTCCATTGATAGTCCGTCTTTAATCCAGTGTGACACAGTCTGAATATCTCTTTCATTAATGTTGCGAGGTGTTCCATAACTTTCACATATCCTCAGAAACAAAGAACAAAACCTTCTAGCATCATTATATATATTATCTTTATTATTCGTTATAATGTTCTCGTTTGTGTTACCTCTAGGTGTAACA